GTGTCGGACTCGGCGAAGTCGATGCCGAGGTTGTCGGCGATCATCTGACCCGTCAGCGTGCCGCCGGCCAGCGGCAGATAGTTCGAGGCTGTCAGCGTGTCCGGGATGTAGGCGTCCGTCAGGGCCGTGCAGCCAAGATTGCCGCCGGCGTTGATCGAAGTCGCTACGACGTTCGCCCCGCAATCTGTTGGATCGGCTGCCAAGGCGGTCGCCGCCGCAGCCAGGTTGATCGTGATCGTATCCGGGATATAGGCGTCGGTCAGGGCGACGCAGCCGAGAGCCGCGCTCGCGTTCGTCGAGACGCCCACCTGATTCGCCGGGCAATCCGCCGGGTCAGCCGCCAACGCCGTCGCGGCGGCCGCCAGGTCGATCGTGATCGTGTCGGGAATCTGCGCGTCCGTCGCCGCGCCGGACAGATCGCCGAACGCCAAGGCCGAATTGACCCACGCCGTTCCGCTGTAGCGCAGCGTTTGGGCGGCCGCCGGAGCGGTGACCGTCACGTCGGACAGCGCGCTAACGGAGTCATCTGAGAGATCATCGTCAGCGAGCGCGCCGTCGTTGTCGGTGAAAACGTTCGTCACGCCGACAAGTTGCGCCTCCAACTCAGCCTCCGAATCAAGCTCGGTTTCGAGGATCGGGTCCGCGCAGCCCTCAGCAGCGCCGGAAGCGTCAACGCCGGCAGCCAGCGAGCCAGCCGAGCAGTTCGCGCCGTTCGCCGCCAGCGCCGTAGACGTAGCCGCCAGGTCGATCGTGATGTTATTCGGGATCTGAAGATCGGTCGCAGTTCCCGTCAGATCCGAGAAATCAACAATCGCGACGCCGGACGAATCTGCCAGAGCCGCATAGCGCAAGACCGCCGTCGCCTGACCGTCGCACCACTGGAGCACGCCCGAGTCCATCACTTGCGCCTTGCCGGACGAAGAAGCCCCGCACGTCAGGGCCGTCACGCCACCGTCGGCGAGGAATCCGGCCTCTTGGCTGGCAATGTCGAACGTCCTCGAGGATGCAATCGTGCCGCCGCCCGAAAGACCGGCTCCAGCGGTAAGCGTAACTCCGCTGTGCGCGACGTGCTCGTCGGCCACAAATCCGACAAGGTTGTCGTGATTTATCGTATCGTTGCCGCCGCTCTCATGCTCGCTCGCGTGCGTCTCTTCTTCGAGATCGGCGCTGACGTCGGTGCCGGCGTTTTGCGTCAGCCAAGAAACGTCCGTGCCGTCGCTTCTCAACAGACTATTTGCCGCGCCGACGCCCAAAGCCGACCAGGCCGGGGTCGCGTTGCCGACGATCAGCGAGCCGCGCGCAGCCGAAGCCGCCAACGTGTCGGTATGCGTTGCCGACAGCAGGTTATGCGAAGAACCAGCGCTCGCGGCGGCCCACGCCGGAACGCCAGAGACGATCGAGAGCACCTGACCCTCAGATCCGGCCGGAAGTCGCGCCCAGGTCGGCCCGGATTGCGCTGTGAGAACGTCGCCGACGGAAACCCCGGCAGTCGAAAGCGAAGTAAGCGAAATTACTGCGCTCGGCACCGGCGGCGTAGCTGTGCGCACGCTCGCGAGCGTTGCCGTGCCGCTGTTCGGCACCACCCAGGTTTCGGTCCCTTGATACGACCGATCGTCGGAAATGATCCGCACCGAATAGCTTGTGCCGCTCGGCGTCGAGCCCGTGTTCGGCGCAAGCGAAACCGACAGCGCGCCGGCGGTGATCGTCGAGCGAAGTTGACCCGCGACGACCAGGTTCCCGTCCGGCTCGATAAAGCTGGGCCACGAAATGATGGCGGTGCCCGTTATGGCCGTGCCGTCCGCCGCCGTCACCGTGCCGGAAACAGTCGTGGACGCCGCCGAGCAGATCGCGGCGAAAGCCGCCGTCAGGATTGCGAATCTCAGAAAGTCACGCATCGGTAAGGCCACAACAAGGCTTCAGCGGCTCCGGTATTGACCGGAGTGAAGCCCTGCCCGATCACTCGGTTTTCGCGGTTCTCATACAGGTCGCCGATCAGCAGCAGGATGGCCGATCGGATCGGGGCGGGGATCAAATTCTTTGAAGCCCCGTAGCCGACGACTGCCTGCACGACCACCCCGCCGGCGGTTCGCAGCGTCGCGGTCGGCCACGTCTGGCTATCCTTCAGCCGAACCCGGCCCGGAGTCTCAGGTCACCGCTCGGTAGACCGTGGTCGCAACCGTGGTCGCTGTATCGTCCGTGTCGTAGTACTTCACCGAGACGACCGAACTAAGTGATCCGAACGGGATCACGATGTCGCCGTCGTTCACCGGGAATCTGTCGAAATAGACGTCGAGCGTCTGAGTCACGAACTTGCGGTTGGTGAAATTCTCCGCCCACTCACGCGCCGTCGCGATCAGCGACTCGATCAGCGCATCCTCATCGGTATGCTTGACGCGCAGGTGGTCCTTGACCTCTACGCCGAGATCGACTGGTTCGATCGCCGGGCCGGTCACCGTGGAATAGCCGGTCATCATCGCTTGCGCTTCCTTCCGCGGCCGCGCTTGGTCGGCTTCAAATCGGACGTCTCGGTCTTATTTGTCGAGACGCGCATCTCCGCCGATCTAATTTGCCGCATCAGCGTTTCCGCGGCGCGATTGCCCAGCTCGACGATCGTGCGCGAATCAAACCGGTCAGAATTCATCGAGTCTCCATAAAATCGGCTGCCCGAGGGCCGGCGTAGGAGGAGTAGCCGCGCCCTCGGGTCTTACGCCATTGTCGTAATCGCTTACGACAAGTACGTGACGTTGGGATCGCCCGGTCGGTCGCCGTCCTTGATGATGGCGATGACGCCGGCGTCAACGGGGAAGTTGGCGACCTCGGTCAGCGTCAGCGAGACGTACGGCTTGCCGGCGGACACTTCGTCGAAGCGAACCTCGACCAGCGTGCTCTTGTTGGCCCCGGCCGCGGGCGTCACGCCCGAAGCCGTCGCGGTGGTGTACCCGCCTGCGTCGTTCAGCTCGGCCGAGCTGGTCGCCGTCTTGTAGCGGAAGGGAATCGCCGTCGCGCCCGTCCCGGCGTTGTCCGAGGCGGAATTGACGGTGATCGTAGCGGTGCCGGTTCCCCCGGCGCCCTCCACGAGCAGGAACTGCAATTTGCCCGATCCCGGAACGCGAACCCAGTCCGTGCTCGGGCTGGTGTTGTAGCGGTCGGCCGCCGGCGCGAGCGCGAACGGAACGAAATGGTTGGTAGCCATTGTCATGTCTCCTTTTGTTTCAGCGCCTACGCGCGGGTTGCCAGGGCCACAAACGGGCTCTGCGTGTTCGATCCCTTGGCCGGCGTCACCGGGGACGACCACCAAGATTTGCCGTCGTTGCGAAGCCTGAACCGGAAAGCGGTCTCGCCCTCGGCGAACTTCCCATGGCTGGATTGCGCCGTCTTGACGCCGCCCTTCGAGGCGTAGAGATACTGGCTCATGTCGGCCAGCACGATGTCGCCAACGGTGCCGAGCGTCGCGGCGTGCTCGATCGGCACGACCGGCCGGCCCAACAGCGTGCCGAACGGCGAGCTGGAGGCTCCGCCCGCCGGCATGTAGACCGGGATTCCGCCGGTGCCGACAGCCAGCGACATCGTGAACAATTGCGGCTCGATGTCCTGATTGATGAACCAGACGGCGTTGCTCCGGCTCGATGCGGCCATCCGCGAGTACATATTGACGATGTTCTCGAACACGATCGTCGCCGCCGCCTGCCCGGACTCCTTCGCAACCGTGACGAGGCAGTTGGCGTTGAGCACGCCTTCCATCGCGTCGCCGCCGCCGCCGTTCAGCAACTCGTCCTCGATGGCGAAGGTGATCGCCCGAGGCACCAAGTCGTTGATGACCGTCAGCGCCTGCGGCCCGTCTTCAAGTTGCTCCTCGGTCAAGTAGGCCAGGGCCGTCAACTTCTTGAGCGTTAGGTTGATGCGGTCCCACTTGGCAGTCGATGACGTCGCCGCGCCGGCCTCGGCCGTGCGCGCCACAGTGATCCCGCCGAAACGAGACCCCGCAACCCGCGAGTTCTCGCGGACGGCGTTGAACGTGGTCGTGTTGCCAACCGTGATCGGCACGCCCTGCGTCCGGCTGATCAACTGGCCGTCCGTGTAGACCTTCTGCAAGATCACGCTCGAGATCGTCGAGGGCACCAAAAAGCCGCCCTGATCGTCGATCAGCGTTCCCTGGCCCGTCGGAGCGCGATGCTCCAACACGCCCGAGAAGGCGTCGCGCAATTCCGGCTGCATGCCGGACGGCAGTCGCCCGGTCGTGGCCATGTCTCGCACGGCCGCGAAGAACTGGCTTGCTTCTTCGACCGGCCAGCGCGAGTAATCGGTCCGGTCTTCGACGACCGGCTGCGATCCCGGATCGGCCGGCTCTTCCGGCTCGCTGAGCCGATCGATGCGGCTTTCGAAACCGCTCCGCCGCTCGATGGCCGTCAGCTCGGCTTCCAGCGAGGTCATCTCTTCCTCGATCTCGCCGATTCGCGCCTGCTCCTCGTCGCCGAGCTTGCGCTTCTCCGCATCCGCGGCCTTGTAGAGCGTCTGCCCCTCTTCGGCCAAGGCGCGGAGCTGCTTCTGAATCTGCTTTTTGCGATTCATCGCTTTTCTCCTTTTCCTTTCTGTCTCGCGGCCGCCTAGACGGCCAGGGCTTCCAACGCTCGCATCCTCATCGCCCAGGCGGCGTCGCCGTAGCCCGTCCAATCGGGCTCCGACGAGGTGCCAATATCCGGGTGGTCGAGCCCAAACTTCGGGTCGTCCGGCGCGGATTTTAAGCTCTCAAGCCTGCGAATCGTCCTATCAATCAAGGCTTCGTCCACGCCGCTAAGCGTGAACCCCGCCCGCTGCTTGACCGCGAGGCCAAGTACGGCCTCGTAGTCGAATCCGTCATTCTGAAGCGATCGCGCGATTGCCGCGTTCGTCGCCGGGGACGCCGGCATGGCGACCGGACCGGTCTCGATCAGCTCCACCTCCAAAATCGTGCGCGTTGTCGGCGCTCCGTCCTTCTCCTCCCATTCCTCACGGTGGACGAAAAACGCCATTGAGGAGCCGTCCACGTCGCCGCGCTCGATCTTGCGCGAGACGCTCACCGCCTGCGGATCTTGCGAATCGGCGCGAATCTCGTAGAGCAGCCCGGCTTTGTCGGTCGAGACGTCCATCGTGCCCGAGGCTGTCCGCCCGAGGAGGAAGTCGGGGTTGTGATTGAACATCCCCCGGATGTCCTTGTTTTCCTTGAGCGTCTTATCGAAGGCCTTCGGCGCCACGCGCTCCTTGATCCCGTACACGTCGTACCACGAATTAAAGACCGCACCATGGCCGACAATCTTGATCGTCGAGTCGCCATCCTGCCCGTCCCCGGCCCGGACCTCGACC